TTACTTTGTAGTTATCAGCTCAAACTCTTTAAACTTAATGACTTCATCACCAACCAATTCATTGAGCTGAAGCATCTTAGCTTTCAATGGTCCACCTTCATTAAAATTATATGCTTCCGATGCGGATTTGATATCACCAAAGCCACCAGCATTTGATGGAATGATCCCCAAAAGCTGTGGGTAGACTCGCATCGATGCAAGCATGTCATCACGACTGGTTCCTTTGATGCTAACAAAATCATCCTTTGCCGCAATCTCAGATGTGGGAATGACTTGAATACCATCCTTCTTGCCATTCGGGCTGTAATAGAACAGGTTGCGAAAGTTCCCTGGTCCTTTACTTTCTTTCAGTGCTGTTCTAAGTGCAGTAATGTCATTCGGATCTGAAGCTGGGTCATTCACATAAAGAATAAATCCTGCATGAGATCCATTGTTATAATATTTACGACGAAATAATGTTGCCGAATCATTCAGCCACGCGCTTTGTAATGCTGATAAATATTCAGGTACACCATAAATTTCTTGATCAATATCTGTTTCACGGACATGAAACACTCGACCATTCATAAATTCATGTTCAACATAACCATTATGATCATTGGACAAATAAAAATATTGACCAGGTAAATCGCCAACTCTTGTATATTTTGACAATGCTGCTTTGAGTTGAATACGATTATTTAAACGTGAACGAATATCTTCCAAGTAAAAGTTACCACTCCATAAAATATCTAAAGCGATTTGATCAAAATCTTTTTTACTCAAATGTGGATGTGGAATAAATAAATTCGATAAATAATTCTTCTTAAAATTGATTGCACTACTTAAATATGGGGTGCCTTTTACTGTTTTTGATAAACCATGTAAGTTGGCTTGTGGTTCATACCAACGGCCATTGAACCAACATTCCGTATAATTTGATAAATCATGGCCATCTGTTATTGGTATTGCATCTCCAAATGTAAATGCCTCAGTTCTAGGATTTGAATGCATTGGTCTATTAGGGTGAGGGCGTAAATTCAATGCATTACTTAAAATGTTTTTTGCAATAGAAAAAGGTTTCATGAATAAATCTCGATCATTGAAGAATTGGTTTCTGTAATACCTGCGAGTGGTTCGTTATAAATTGCATGCATGAGTGCCCATGCGAGATCCGCATGACCAACATCATCCGAACGCCCAGCTGTAAACGTGATTTGTTTTTGTGAAGCAGTTAGTGTTTTTTTAATGCTCATTAATGACTGAGTTAAATCTTTGTTGCCTGAGTCATACTCAAGACGACCATTTCTGACGACATCCAATGTTTTATAAACAAGATTAGATTTAACTTCTGGCGAATAATTAAATGTTGTCAATGCAGGGAAAAACTGGCGTACAAGTTCTGCAACACCATAGCCCATACCAGTGGTATCAATCCCGATATAGATTACGTTATAACGCAGAGTTATATTTCTGATATGTTCTGCTTGTTGGGCAAAATCATCACCTTTAAATTGATGACACTCTAAAACACGAAATTTACCACCAGGAACAAGAGGTGGAGCAACAACGACTAAACCTGCATTGTCCCCCGTTCTTGCAGGGTCATAGCCAACCCACACAGGTTTATTGGCAAAAGCTCTTGCATGATGTGGCTTAAAATCTTTCCACACATCCCATGTGTCAATCATGCATGATTGCATCATAGCTAATGGAAACATTGACTGACCATCATCAACAAATTCACACATGTAGAGATTTTGAAAAGCATCTGGAGACTTCTCGAACTTCAGACGTTCAATATCAAATAAGTCACAACCGCCTGCTTGAGCATCTTCAACTGTAACTATTTGTCGCCACATCAAGTCTTCACAGACACGCCCATCTTTGAGAGCTTCATGACTAACATCAATATTGATGTGTTTATTTTTAGGTTGTCCTTTATTAAATCGTGTTCCAGTCCAAAACTCATAGGCTTCATGTGTGATGGATGATGGTGTTGAAAAGTAAGTCAAACGCCAGTTTTTATGAGTCGCCATACCTGAGGCAACTTCTTCAAGTTCTTGGAAACCATGAGTCCAAAATATTTCATCAAAGTATAAATTTCCGTGATGACCCTGAGCTGTCCTGTAGTTTGTTCCTAAAAACCGAAGTTCAGCACCGTTGGATAATAGAATTGGATCTCCAGTCAGTTCTACACCACAAATTTCCTGAGCATATTTTTTTATATAGTGTTTAAAAATATGTGCTTGGGCTTTAGATGCTGACAAAAAGATTTGATTTCGACCTGTTTTTAGTGCGTCAATTAGTGCTTCAAATGCAAAATAATAAGTTGCGCCAATTTGGCGACTTTTTAGGATCATTCTAGAACGCTGATCCATTGCACGGTACCAAGTCCACTGGTACTCAAACAGCCGTTCTTCAAATGCCAAAACCATCTGTTCAATTTGTTCTTCATCAAAATGGTTCGGTACTTTTTTACGAGAAGCAGTATTTCGACGTTGAATATTGGGATTTAGATCAGCTTCAGAACCATCCAAACGATATTTTTCAATACGTGCAAATTCTTTGTATTGACGCATTAAAAAATCAATTTCTTTCAGATCACCTGAGGTCTTTTTATTTTTTAAAATGAGTTGCATCAAACGTACACTCAGCGCACATTCAACACGGTTTTCAGGTTTTTCCTTTTCCCATTCGTCTCGTGTTTTCCATGCCTGAACTGTCCGTTCTTTTTCTTCCAGTACTTCTGCAATATCGACAATTTTCCAACCAAGCCAATAAAGGAATTTTCCTTTCAGCTTGTTGTCCATAATCAAGTGCAGATTTGCGATGGGGGATAAGTCATTCATGCCAATAACATTTGCTTTTTCGCAAACATTGGCAGTCATGCCTTTATATATCAGTCTTATTCAGTTGTAGTGGTGCGGTTTACAACTCAAACAAATTGCGAATGCATCCCTATTTTCACCATTCTGCATCTATTCAAAAACGTGATTTTTATCCGTCCCTTTTTTTATGAATAGGTTTGCAAATGAGCAAAGAAGATAAGAAATATAAATCCAAGTGGACCCGTATTGCTGTGGCAGGGGATACCACTGATGGTCGTGAAATTAAAGCCGAATGGATTGTCCAAATGGCTCAAAATTACGATCCAAATACTTATGGTGCTCGCATCAACATAGAGCATTTTCGTTCAGTATTTCCAGATGGCGTATTTGGTGCATATGGCGATGTTTTGGCACTGAAAACTGAAAAAATCACCATTGATGGTGAAGAAAAAGATGCGTTGTTTGCTCAAATCGAACCAACACAAAGTCTGATTGATCTCAACCAAAAAAGACAAAAAGTTTATACATCAATTGAAGTCGATGAAAACTTTGCTAATAAAGGTTCTGCTTATTTAGTTGGTTTAGCCGTAACTGATAGCCCAGCATCATTGGGAACTGAAATGTTGGCCTTTGCTGCAGGTGCGACAGTCAATCCATTGGCAAGTAAAAAACAACGTCCTGAAAATCTCTTTACTGCTGCTGTTGAAACAGACTTCGAATTTGAAGAAGTTCAAGAGTCGCAATCGTTTTCCGCAGGCTTAGTAAAAAAAGTAAAAGACCTGTTTTCAAAACAACAAAAATCAGAACAGAAGTCTGCGGAATCTTTTTCTGAACAAGAACAAGCCATTGTTGAAATCGCAACAGAAACAGCAAAGCAAGGTGAAGTTGTTTCTGACTTAGAAACCAAATACAGCACATTGAACACAGCACATGAGCAGCTGCAAAAAGATTTCAATGACTTCAAAACCAAGCTTGATGGTGAGTCTGACCAACAGCCACGTCCAACTTCAGGGAATTCCAAATTCACTGAAACCGTCGATTGCTAATCAAATAAATAAGAATAAAGAGGAATAAATATGCGCGTTTTTACACGTCAAAAATATACAGCTGCAATGGTTAAATTAGCAACTATTAATGGTGTGACAACAGTATCTGAAAAATTTACTGTTGAACCATCTGTACAGCAAAAACTTGAAGAAAAAATTCAGCTCTCTTCAGCCTTTTTACAGAAAATTAATATTTTCTTAGTCAATGAGCAATCTGGTTCGGCTGTCGGTCTTGGTATTTCTCGTCCAATTGCATCACGTACAAATACTGATACAACAGATCGTCAAGCTACTGATCCAACTGCGATGGACGAACGTTCATATTTCTGTCGTAAAACTGACTTTGATACAGCCATCAAATATCATAAATTAGATCAATGGGCAAAGTTCCCAGACTTTTATGCACGTTTTAGTGGTCAAATTCAAAAACGTCAAGGTCTTGACCGTATTATGATCGGTTTTAATGGTACCTCTATCGCAACTACAACAAATATTACGGCCAATCCAAAACTACAGGACGTCAATAAAGGTTGGTTGCAAAAAATGCGTGAAGAAAACCCAGCCCGTGTGATGTCATCAGGCAAAGTTGTCGGAAAAATCACAATTGGTGCAACGGGTGACTATCACAATGTTGATGCATTGGTGATGAGTATGACAGATGAATTGATCGATGAAGTTCACCGTGATAATCCAGATTTGGTCGTGCTGTGCAACCGCAAAACTTTGGCAGACAAATATTTCCCTATTGTAAACAAAGAACAAGAAAACTCAGAAAAATTGGCAGCAGATATCATTATCAGTCAAAAACGTATGGGGAATTTACCTGTTGCTGCTGTCCCATTCTTCCCAGAAGATGCCATTTTGGTGACGACTTTCGATAACCTTTCGATTTATGTGCAAGAAGGTGCTCGTCGTCGTACGGTTATCGACAATCCAAAACGTGACCAAATCGAAAACTATGAATCTTCAAATGAAGATTACTACATTGAAGATTTGGGTCTTGCTGCAATGGCTGAAAAAATCGAATTGGTGTGATTATGAATTTAGCACGTCAACACTTCCAAAAACATCAAGCCAAAGAGGCAGCCGAAAAGGCTGCTGAGTTTGGTGCGATGCAAGACATGACGGCTTATGAGTTGCAGATGATGCAACTCAATAATGACCGTCAACGTCTAAAACAAATCCAAGCCAAAGATGCGAAAGTTGTTTTAAAAACAGCTTTACTTCCAAACTATTTACCATATATCGAAGGCATTCTTGAAGCTGATAAATCTATTCAAGATGAAGTCTTTATGACTATTTTGGTTTGGTGTATCGATGTCGGTGATTATGCAAAAGCATTGTTATTAGCAGAGTTTGCTTTACGTCATAACATGATCATGCCCGATTCATTTAAGCGCAATACAGCAACTTATGTGGTTGAAACCATTGCTGAAGCATTTTTAAAACAACTTAAAACTGATGCTGCAGTTGATATTTCAGTTTTAGAACAAGTTGAACAATTGATTCTAAATCCTGACCTAGATCCAAAAGTATTGGATATGCCGAACCAAGCCAAAGCCAAATTGTATTTAGCTTTGGGTAAAGCCACAGTCAAATTAATTCAGAGTAAAGATGAACCAAGTGATGCGGATCTGGCACATGCACAATCAGCAGAAGCATATTTAACGTCTGCTTTTGAATTAGATGAAAAGTCAGGTGCTTTAGGTGAAATGAAAGCAACTAAGAAGTTTCTTGATAAATTTGCAGATCGCTTACCAAAACAGCCTGAACCTTTACTGAATAGTGATGGTTCACAAGTCGTAGATGACCAAGGATCCTTGGTTTTTAAAACGACTGAATAAGTGCCCACGCACCGCATGGGCGAACAATTTCGGTGTCATTATATCGTAATACACACTTAGAGAATTGTTCCCACCCATGCACTAAATTCAACAAAAACAGACGGCAGGGGACAGCATGGGATTCGTCGCAAATGGCAATACAACACCAAGTCAAATCATCATCGAAAGTGACCCGTTTTATCCGAGTGTTGGTCTTGACCATATCCGAGAAATTGTCCGTATTGACGGAGCTGTCACCAACGAACGACTTAAACAAACCATCATTGAAGAAGTCATCGACCTGAATCGTTTGCTTATTTCATTGCAAACCAATGTTGCCAAATTATCCGATTTATCCAAAACCATCATCAATGGTAAACCCGATACCGATTATTTATATCTTTCCGCAATTGCCAATGGTGTCGCAGCAAAGGTCAATGAAAATTATCGCAATTATGACAGCTCTAAGTCTGGTGCGAAAAAAGCAGAGCAAGCGGAATGTACAGTTGATGATTACCGGCGCAATCGACAATGGGCAATTCAACAGTTGCTCGGTGAAAACCACACCGTAGTGGAGTTGATATGAAAATGAATATTTCATCAAAGGAAACACATCAACGGGTTCATTTGTATCGTTTTTCTCAGAAAGAGTTAGAACGACTTGCACTTGAAAGAATTGCTACTGAACTTGGTTTGGATTTGCAATCTCAAGCAATTCAACCTGAGGCACGTGTTCTTACTCAAAATAATGGGATTAATCCAACGACGTATGAATGTGAAATTCGAATTGTAGAAGTATTGGATTGTAAGGATTAGTTCATGGCTAAAACTATCACTGCTCTGCAGAACGACACTGTTGATGCGATCTGTTGGCGTGAGTACGGTCGTAGCTCAGGCGTGGTCGAAATGGTTTTAACTGCCAATCCCAAACTTGCTGAATTTGGTCCATTTATTCCAATGGGGACACAAGTCATGTTGCCTGAAATTGAAACACCGCAACAAATAAAACAAACCATAAACCTATGGGACTAATAACAAGATGCCAGAACCAACCACAACAGCAGCTGCAACAGCAATCACATTAAGTGCAGCTTCACTTTTACCCTTTATCAACGGCAATGCATTGTTGGGGGCAGTTTTTGGCGCAGCACTATTTGCTACGACTAAAAAAGACTTAAAACCCTTACAACGTATGCTGACTATGCTTTTAGCAACGGGCATTGGGTATTTGCTTACACCTGAAATTACAACCCGTTCATTTATTAGTAATGACGCAACAGCTGGCATGGTTGCAGCTATCTTCTCACTTCCCATCATTTTAAAAATCATGGTGTGGGTAGATCAGTCCAACTTAACAGACATCATCAATAAAATTTTTCGTGGTGGAGGATCATCATGATTGAACAATTATTTCAATTCATCGCACTTATTGCATACATGATCTGCGGTGTTCGTATCATCTGTTTTAATCCAACAGGTCTACGACATCGTCGTGGTTATTCCATTCTTGCTACCATTTTGATTGGTGCTTTTATGGGACAAACTATCCATATTTTATTTTATAAAGATCCTGTGACCTTATGGGATGCAATATTCGCAGTCTTACTTTGTGTGTTGATTTTGCGTACAAAAGGTAATGTGGCCAAGTTGATCTGGAGTGCATCATGAGTTTAATTAAATATGGTGCTCGAGGAGATGCCGTCGTTATTATCCAAAAGCAACTCATTACACTTGGATATAAAGGCTCCGATGGAAAGGTACTGAGTCCAGATGGCGACTTTGGTGCGAATACCGAATATGCCGTGATTCAATTTCAACGCAAACATGGTTTAGTTGATGATGGCAAAGTAGGTGATAAAACCCGTACAGCATTGATGGGTGGCAGAACTGATAAGTTTTTAAAAGGTTCCGACTATAAAAATGCTGCAGTCCGTCTCAATGTACCAGAACTGAATATTCGGGCATTTGGTGCAACCGAAGCACGTGGTATTGGTTTTTTAAAAAATGGCAAAGCTAAGATTCTATTTGAACGTCACAAAATGTATGCATACCTGGTCAAGTTTAAAGGAAAAGCCTTTGCCAACGAGCAAATGCGTTTATTTCCAAATCTGGTCAACACTGCAACAGGTGGCTACAAGGGCAATGAAGCTGAATATACTCGTTTGTCTCTTGCTAAAAATATCCATGAGGAAGCTGCACTTATGTCCTGTTCTTGGGGGCAGTTCCAAATCATGGGTGAAAACTGGCAAGACCTCGGTTACAAGTCCGTATTTGAGTTTGTTGAGCAAATGCAAACCAGTGAATCTTTACAGTTAGAAGCATTTATCCGTTTCATTGAGACCAAAAAGGGTTTACTGACAGCTTTACAAAAAGAAGATTGGGACACAGTCTTTCGTTTATACAACGGTCCTAACTATAAAAAACTCGGTTATGAAGCCAAATTCCTTGCGGAACGTGCACATCTTGAACCGATATACGGAGTACAAAAAGCATCATGATGGCTTTCACCGTACTTCGCCCTTTTGCAAAGCCAATATTGGCTTTGCTTTTATATTTTCTGCTGTTTTTAGCATTTAAACATTACACCCATGTTCAACAAAAAATTGGTCAGTTAGAACAACAACTTGTAGAAAAACAACAGCAGCTGCAAAGCCAAGATCAAACACTTGAAAAAATCCGTACACAAGTACTTGAGCAAAGCAGATCCATTGCAGAACTACAAAAAGCACAAACAGAGCTTCAGAGTAATTATGAACAGCGCAAAGTTACGCTGAACGAGATATTTACCCATGATCAAGACAGTAAAAATTGGGCTAGTCAGCCTGTGCCTGACGCTATTCGTGGCATGTTCAATAGCACCCCAAAAACACCAGTTGCAAAAACTCTATCCAGTGCTCAGCCCATGCACTAAACCCATTTTTGTATTGAATACCAATCAAGACTTAGTTTTTGCGCTAGAACAAACCGAATTGGCACGTTCACTTTGTGCAGCACAAGTAGATGTGGTCATAAAAATTCAGGAACAACCATGAAAAAACTTGAAAGCCTACGCACTCACATGCTTAACGCAGTTAAAGAATTACAGCGTGATCCTGAACGTATGCTGATTTTTACCGAAAAAGGTAACGTTCGTTGTACTTTGGCCAACGGGCTTTCATTTGAATATGTCTATGATCTCAATTTGATTTTGACTGAGTACGCAGGTGATTTAGACGCAGTTATGATTCCTTTGCTGGACTGGGTTCGTATCAATCAGCATGAATTATTATCGAACTTAGAAAAAAGCAAAGATGCATTTAAGTTTGAAACGGTTGTCTTAGATAACGGTACCGTAGATCTAGCATTGACACTACCGCTAACAGAACGAGTCATCGTCAAACGTAAAGATGACGGAACTTTGAATGTTTCATTTCCTGATGAGCCTCAGTATGAAAAAGCATTACTATCTCAACTGTTTAAAATGATCGATAGTAAAACGGGGCAAACTTTGGCTGAATGGCAGTCAGCAGAACCAGAGGAACAATATTTCTAATGGCAGAACTCGAAGCACTTACAGAACATCTGGGTAGTATGCTGAATCAACTCAGTGATCAAGAACGACGCAAATTAGAAATGCAGATTGGTCGAAAGTTACGAGCATCACAAAAAAGCCGAATCACAAAACAACAAAATCCAGATGGTTCGGCATATGTTCCAAGAAAGTTTCGTCTCCGGGACAAAAAAAATAAAATCAAAAATAAAATGTTTAATCTGATTAAAAATGCCAAATACATGCGCTTTGAGCGCACAGCCCAAGGCATCGCAATTGGTTTTGCAGGTCGTGTGGCATTTATTGCCCGAGTTCACCAATATGGTTTACGTGACAAAGTTGAAAAGGACGGACCAACTGTTCAATATGCCAGTCGTGAACTTTTAGGATTTACCGCAGAAGAAATGGACATGATCGAAATAGAAGTCATTAACTTCATTAGCAAGTAAGTTGTAAACCGCACCACTACAACTGCCATAAAGTGCATTAAAAAAATGACTGGAACACGATTGCAGTCATGAGCGCAGACCTATTTCGACGTTTTGAAAACCTGATTCGTTTGGGAAAAATTAAAACAGTAAAACCGACCAAAAATTATCTGACAGTGACCGTCGATTGTGGCGAGATTACCACTGCACCCATCCGTTATCTAAATTTACGTGCAGGCAACGATAAAACTTTTGATCCTCCATCTATTGGCGAAGAAGTTGTTGTTTTAAGTCCATGCGGAGTTTTAGAAATTGGCATTGTCCTTGGTGGCTTAAACAATTTTGATAATCCAATACTATCCCAAGATTTGAATAAAAATATTCGCCTATTTTCTGACGGCTGCATGATTTCTTATGACACGAATACTCATGCACTTGAAGTGACTCTACCCAGTAATGGTACTGCTGTTTTAACCGCAAATAGTGGTGTAACAGTCAATGCCGATGGTGGTGTGACAGTCAACGCCAATTCAGGTGGGGCAACCATTAATGGTGATACCACCATCAATGGCAATGTACAAGTTAACGGCAGTACAGCCATGACAGGAAATAACACGGTGGGTGGCAGTCAACTGGTACAAGGTAGTAGCCATTCAACTGGAAATTTCAGTACGGAAGCAGATGTAACAGCAGGTGCTATCTCATTGAAGTCACATAAAACATCTGGAGTGAAGTCAGGTGGAGAAACTTCTGGAGAACCTGTGCCATGATCGACAAAAATACAGGTCACAGTCTACAAACAGAACAACAGTCTATCCAACAATCATTACAAGACATCATCACCACGCCAATTGGATCTCGTGTTATGCGACGCGAGTACGGTTCGCTTATTTTTGAATTACTTGATCAACCGATTAACGATGCATTGGTATTGAAATGCTACAGCGCAATTTATACCGCCATTTCACGCTGGGAAGACCGTATCAGCATTAGTCAAATCTATATGTCGAGCGTAAAAGGAAATGGATTGATATTTGACATCGAAGGTTTTTCTCAAATCACAGGTCAACAAATGAATCTTAGAATTCCATTGAACATGGGGGCAGGCGCATGAGTGTAGATTTTAGTCAGTTGCCAAAACCAAACTTTGTCGATGAAATTGATTACGAACAGATATTGGCGGAGCGAAAAGCCTTTTTGATATCGCTGTATCCAGCAGAAGAACAAGAAGCGATCACTATTTTATTAGGACGTGAATCAGATCCTCTGCACAAGTATTTGCAAGAAAATGCCTATCGTGAAATGGTATTACGGACGCATATCAATAAAAAAGCACTAGCAACACAGCTGGCATTTGCAGAAGGTGCTGATCTGGATGTTTGGGGTGCAAATTTTGATGTTTCACGTTTGCTCATCACACCTGCAGATAATTCCATCACTCCACCTGCACCTGCTGTTTATGAAACTGATGAAAACTTTCGTTATCGTATTCAAAAAAAATTAGATGCTTTAAGCACTGCAGGACCTGAATCTTCCTATGAATATCACACACTATCAGCCGATGGTCGTGTCGCAGATGTCAAATGTAGTTCACCATCACCAGCACATGCGCTATTGACCATTTTGCAACATGACACCGCTAATAATGCATCTACGCCTGAGCTGAATAATGTTGTTTTAAAATTTGTATCCGCAGAAAAGAAACGTCCAACGGGTGACCGGGTTCAAGTTCAGTCCGCTGAAATTGTGAATTACAAAGTAGAAGCTGTTTTAGTGACTAAAAACGTTCCTGAAACAGACTCAGTATTATCCGCTGCGACTACCAATATTAATAACTATGCCAAAACGCCCAAGCGTATTGGTAAAGGCGTGTTCTTTTCAGATATTTATTCAGCATTAAAAGTATCAGGTGTTGAGCGTGTTGAGTTAGTTCACCCAATTGAAGAAGTTCATATTAATAACTTTCAGGCAGCATTTTGTACTGAAATCAAACTCAGTGTGAGGAATGAGTCATGAACTTACTTCCTCCAAATGCTACAGATTTTGAAAATAAAATAGTCAAAACTTCGGCACAAATGACCGAACTCAATGCAGATCTATCGAGTTTGATTCGTATAGATGACGCACCTAGTGATTTTTTATCCATTCTTGCATGGCAGTTTTCGGTGGATCGCTGGCAAGACGACTGGCCAGATGAGGTCAAACGCGCACAAATTAAAAATTCAATAAAAGTTCATCAACACAAAGGAACAAATTACGCATTGCGTTCAATCGTTGAGAGTTTTGGATATTCACTTACAGTACATGAGTGGTGGCAAGAAATTCCAATGAATGCACCTGGTACATTTCAGATCACGGTTGATACTAATGGAAAAGCACTATCGGAGCGTACTTATAAGACTTTAATTGAGCTTTTGCATGATGCAAAACCACTGACACGTGAACTAAAAGGTATCGAAATCAATGTCATCAATGTTGAAGGTGAAACCAATGTCGCAGCAGCCATGTATTGCGGTGAAGACGTTACGATTTATCCAAAACTTGAAGACCCTCAATCTTTAATTTATCCGATTTTTGCTTTTTATGAGCATGAAATTACCAGTATTTATCCTAAATAGAGCATAAAACATGGCAGCACTATATCACTCACTATTTACAGAAAAAGGCTTGGAATTGCTCAGAGAAGCGATCCAAAAAGGGACTAAATTGGGTATAACGGAAATGTCATTTGGTGACGGTAAAGGAGTGCTACCTGTTCCAGATGCTTCTTTTAACAAAATGGTTAATGAAGTTTATCGAACGCAACTTAATCGACTTGCCCCTTCAGATAAAAATCCAAATTGGTTAGAAGCGGATGGGCTTATTCCATCAGCAATAGGTGGGTTCAACATTCGTGAAGTTGGCTTGTGGGCTGGTAATGTCATGGTTGCGTATGCGAACTATCCGCCTACGTACAAGCCACACGCTGGAGAAGGTACAGCACAAATAAAAACAGTTCGTATTGTTTTACAAATTGATAACACTGCAAATTTCGAGCTTAAAATTGATGCTTCAGTTGTAATGGCAACAATACAAAGTATTGAAGATGCAAAATCAGAGCTATATCAAAATGTAATTAATATCATAGACAATTTTGATTTGTTAAATGATTTAGCAACTTGGGAAGGTAGAACTGTCTATGTTAAAAATGTTGGTGCTAACTTTATATTTAATAAAGGGAAATGGGTAAGTAACAATATTTTTGATATGTCTCAAATTATAATAACAGATAATTTTGATATTACTGATGTACTTAATAAAATATTATTTTTTTCATCTGATAAGCCAATTCAAGTTATTTTACCGCATTCTAAAACATTTATCGCATCACAAATTATAGCGCCAAATGATTGTAAAGGGCTTTATTTGGACTTAAATGGTTCTACTATTTTTGCTGCAAGCGTAGAAAAAACTCCAAAACTCGGTGGTTATTTTTTAAGTTTAGGCTCAACACAAGCAACGACAGTAATGATTGAAAATGGTATTTTGGATGGTTCTCTTAGAGCTCAAAATTTATTTGAATCTACTAATGTAAAAGATTTGGATAAAGGTTGTAATGGAGTATTTGTTCAAGCTGTGAATGTTGGATTAAGAAATTTAACAATTCGACATATGTATGGGCAAGCAACAAAATTTTATTGTCAGAATTCAACTAATATTAATGTAAATATTGATGATTGTGGTGGACATTGGTATACGAATGATGGCTACGACATGTTTGGAGATGCTTTTTACATAGGTACAGGATGGAATAACTCAGGTGTAATTAATGTAAGCTTTGAAAATGTTACAGCAAACGGTAAACACTCAGATCAATACGTAGAAAATCACCAAGCAGGCTCTCCACTCACTCAAGTACAATATTCAAGAATTGGTATTACATTAGAAAAATTTGGAGGTTCAAATAATAATACTGTTTATTTGAGTATGAATAATTGTGATTTTAAAAACTTTGAGCGTGGATTCCATCAGGAAATATCTGGAATAATTAGCTTTATCACATTAAATAATACAAATTTTGATAGTTGTGTTTTATTTGGAGCTTATTTAACAGATGCCTTATATGCATCTGCTAAAAATTGTGTATTTGGTTTTTATGATTCCGAATATAATGGAAGTAAAGGACTTTCAAGAGGCTATTCTGGTTCATCTTTTGTTGACCTAGATAATTGTCAAATTATAAATAGAGGGACAATAAATAATTACCAAATGTTTGGTACTGCAGGCAATTTAACTGCTAAAAACTGTATTTTTTATAAAGTTTCAGGATTATGGTGTTCTTCATCTAGTGTTGAATTAACAGATTGCTCAATCGATGTTATTGCTCATTCAGGATTAAGTTATATTGCATGGGCATCAAAGATTAGCTTAAAAAATGTGAATATATCTTATTCAGGAACAGATACAAACTTAAAAGTTTATAATCAGCAACTAGACTCAATAAAAAAATTAATCAATGTCTCCTTTGATAGAATTTATATTGCTGTTAATACAATTAATCTTGCTGAAAACTTTAGAGATGTTTCAATAACTGTTCCTGATGATGACACCCGTAACTTTGCTGGAAGTCGTTTTAAAGTAATTTCTAAAAGCAATGAAATTAAACAATTACCAACTTTACTCTGGGGAGTATCAGAAAACAATTTTTTGAATAAACGCTTTTATAATAATGCATATAAAAGACCAAGTGACTCATCAGCACTAAATTTAGTGAATGATGATTTAAAAAAAATTGCTAAAAAGATTTCTTTATTTTTAATTGTAATTAAAGCACATGATGATGGTCTTAATAGATTAAGTACAATATCTTATGATGGTTATGCTAGTGGCTATTATTTATGTATTGGTAAGTATGAGCCAAGTGCTGTTAATTCAATTAAATTGCTTTCACAAGTTATTAGTGTGGGAAGTACTACAGGTGCAGGATATGGATTAACGATTGATGAAAATTTGAATGTCTCAGAATATGGTGGGTATGCAAACTATGTTCATGTCGCTGTAGTTCCGTATTCTGAAATTGATACGCTTCCGTATGTGCCTGATAATTTGATTACTAAAATATAAGTTGTAAACCGCACCACTACAACAGCATAAAATAGTCAAATAAAAGCCAATTTGTAAGCCTGTGATCTGAAAACATAACAACAGATCACAGGCTTTTTATATGGCTACAGATTCATACCATCATGGTGTCCGAGTCCTAGAACTCAATGAAGGCACCCGACCAATCCGTACAGTTTCAACTGCTGTGATCGGATTGGTTGCAACTGCAGAAGATGCAGATGCAACAGCTTTACCGCTCAATACTCCAGTCCTTGCGACAGATATCAAAACAGCTTTGGACAAAGCAGGTGAAAAGGGAACGCTTGCACGTTCTTTACAAGCCATCGCAGACCAAACCAATGCGGTTACTGTCATTGTACGTGTAGACCAAAAAACCACAGAAGCTGAACAAAACTCAGCAATTATCGGTGGTGTTGAAAATGGCCGTTATACAGGTATGAAAGCCTTATTGGCAGCAGAACAAAATCTGAAAGTACGCCCTCGTATTTTGGGTGTTCCTGGTCTAGACACTGCACCTGTGGCAACGGCTTTAAACTCAATTGCTGAAAAGCTTCGCGCATTCAACTACCTATCTTGTTTTGGTTGTGAAACAAAAGAAGAAGCAGCTGCATATCGTGAAGCAATTGGTGCGCGAGAAGCTATGCTTATTTATCCTGACTTTTTAGGATGGGACACAGCGACATCACAAACCACAACGTTTGATGCCACTGCTCGTGCATTAGGTTTACGCGCCAAAATTGACAATGAAACAGGTTGGCAGAAAACACTTTCAAACGTTCCAGTCAGCGGTGTAACAGGTATTTCCAAAGACATTTTTTGGCAATTGCAGTCCATGGATACCGATGCTGGTTACCTCAATAGCAATGAAATCACCACGTTGATACAAAAAGATGGCTTCCGTTTCTGGGGTTCTCGTACTTGTTCAGCGGATCCGCTTTTCGCCTTTGAAAACTACACCCGGACAGCTCAAATTCTTGCTGACACCATGGCAGAAGGGCACATGTGGGCAGTGGATAAAGACCTTCATCCATCATTGGCTAAAGATATTGTCGACGGCATCAATGCCAAATTCCGTGATTTAAAAAATGGTGGCTACATCATCGATGGTGAATGTTGGTTCGATCCTTCAGTCAATTCTAAAGATTCGCTCAAATCAGGTCGTTTATTGCTTGATTATGACTTCACGCCAGTACCGCCATTAGAAGATCTTACTTTACGTCAGCGTATCACAGACCGCTATTTGGCTGATTTCGCTTCTCGTATGACTGCCTAACAGAAGAATAAAAAAGGATAAAACGACATGGCTTTACCTAAAAAATTAAAAATGATGAACCTGTTCAACGAAGGTAATTCATACCTTGGCCAAACAGGTGAAGTCACTTTGCCAAAACTCGGACGTAAGTTGGAGGCTTGGCGTGGCGGTGGTATGGACGGCAGTATCAAGTGGGATGCAGGCATGTCAGATGACATGATCGAATTTGCTTGGAAACTGGGTGGTATCGACCCATTGGTGATCGGGCAATACGGTGCTGCAACTGTTGGAGCAATTGGTCTACGTTTCGCTGGATCCTATCAGCGTGATGACACGGGAGAAACTACGGCACTCGAAATGGTCGTGCGTGGCCGTCATGAAGAAATTGACTTTGGTAATTCAAAACCCGGTGACGACACTGAACTTTCGATGAAAACGGTCTGGTCATATTACAAATTATCAATCGATGGCAAAGCCGTGATTGAAATCGATATTCCAGGCATTGTATTCAAAGTCGATGGTGTCGATATGTATGAAAAACATCGTCAAAACATTGGTATCTAGTTTTCCTACCCTTCTGTAGTCCAGTGCTGCAGAAGGTTTTTTTACATCAACTTTTATATTTATGGAATTTGCCATGCAAACTCAAGAACAAATCGAAAACTTACAAGCAATTCAGCAAGATGTGGAAATCGTGGATTTAGATTCACCTTTTAAAATTGGTGGACAAGAAATTAAGTCAGTCGAAGTCCGTAAACCATCCGTTATTGCTCTGCGAAAAGTCCGAATTGCCGATATTTTAAATGGCGATGTTAACTCTATTTGTACCTTATTACCTTTGTGTACAACCAATCCAACTTTAACCAAACAACAACTCGACACACTTGTGGATCCAGTCGACATCATTCAAATGGGTAGTGCAATTATCACTTTTTTGCAACCGAAATCCGTACGTGCAGAAATTGCACTCCAACAGTAGAAGATGCCATGGCAAATATTGCGGTGGTGTTTCACTGGTCACCGCAAGCCTATGAAGGTATGTCACTCAGTGAATTGATGGAATGGCATCAAAAAGCCATTGAACGAAATGGGTCAGATGCTGAATGAAACAATTAAGATTAGAAGTCATTTTTGGCTCAAAGAACAATACATTAAGTCCTGCACTTAGAGCAATCCTTGGTAGTAGTAATGCTGCTACCAAGGCGTTAAAAAAAACACGTGACGAGATTCGAAAGCTCAACGAACAACAAAAGAAAATAGACGGTTACCAAAACCAAAAAAAAGCCGTTCAAGATCAAGGCAAAGCCTTACAAGATTTACAGAACCATATTAAAAGCCTTCGACAGCAGATGAAAACCAATCCGTCTGCAGACTTAACACGTGACTTCGAAAAATCTGTTCAAAAAGCTAAAAAACTTAAACAAGAGTACGAACGCAATCGCATAGAACTTCAGCGAATGCGTACAGAAATGAACAATGCAGGTTTATCTACAAATCGGCTGTCTGAGCATCAACAACGTCTGCGAAATGATTTAAATCGAGCGAATCAGTCTATGCGTGAGCAAGAACAACGCTTACAACGTATGACACAGATGCAACAGAATTATGAACGTCATGCAGGGCGGTTAAGAGCAGCTGCAGGTTATGGCATGGGTGCAGCGATGACAGGTGCAGGCGCGCTATATACCATGCGTAAACCAATTGAAGAATCCAAACGTACAGATGTTGAGCAGCATCGTATTGCATCCCTCGGGTTAGGTAAAAAAGCGACTGAAGAAGCCATTTTGTATGCTAAAGCAATGAAAACTTATGGGACTTCAACTTTAGAAAACTTAACTTTAGTTCGTGATGGGATTACTGCATTTGGTGATGTCCATCATGCGGAGATGGTTGCACCAACATTGGCAAAAATGAAATTTGCCAATGAAGCCATGTTTGGTAGTGAAGGTGGGGCTGAAAATGAAAAAAAATTCATGGACATGCTTAAAGTCATTGAATTACGTGGGGGCTTAAAAAGTGAAAAAGCCTTTAATGATCAAGCCAATATTATTCAACAAGTGATTACCGCAACTGGCGGACGGGTACAGGGTGAAGAATGGCTGAATGTCATTAAAACAGGTGGTATTGCTGCAAAAGGCATAGATAACAAAGCTTTTTATTACAAGATGGAACCACTGGTGCAAGAAATGGGTGGATTCCGTGTTGGTACGGCTATGATGTCAGCGTACCAAAACTTGTATCAAGGTCGTACAACTCAACGTGCGATGGGTAATTTGGACAAATTTGGCTTGATTGGAGATCCGTCTAAAGTCAAACACAATAAAACAGGTGATTTGTCATATTTAGATATTGGTGCAATCAAAGGTGCAGATCTTTTCAAGAAAGATCAATTCGCTTGGATGGAACAAGTCCTTGTGCCTGCACTAAATGCAAAAGGTATCACTAAAGAGGGTGATGTGGTTGATGCGATCGGGAGTATTTTCTCCAATCGTACAGCATCAAATTTATTTGCACAGATGTATCAACAAAGAGATCAAATTCATAAAAATGCCAAACTAAATGAAGGTGCAAATAACATTGACCAGTTATATGCACAAGGTAAAGACACAACTACAGGTAAAGAGCTGGAAGCTAAAGCTAAATTACATGATGCTTATTTAAAGTTTGGTACTACGATTCTTCCCATTTATACAAAAGCCATTGAAGTTGCAACATCTGCACTAGCAAATTTCACAGGTTGGATGGAGAAAAATCCAACTTTAGCAAAGGCATTGGGGGCAGGACTGGTATTTATTGCTGTAAGCCTCGTCGCCATTGGTGGAGCATTAGCCATTTTTTCTCCATTGATTCTAGGGATGTTAAGTCTAAGGCTCATTCTTGCATCGACTTCAACAGCTGCAGGTTTATTTTCACGGGTGTTTGCAGCAGCTCCAGTCGTACTCAATGTTTTAAAGTCAGCCTTAATGGGTGTTGGTCGAGTATTTTTATTATTAGGTCGTGCATTACTCATGAACCCGATCGGCTTGGCAATCACTGCCATCGCTGTTGCAGCTTACGTTATTTATAAGAACTGGACACCGATAAAGGCATTCTTTATTAATTTATGGAACGGTATCAAAACTGCATTTAATAAGTTTTCAAATTGGTTAACAAGCAGTTGGAATAAAATTACAAGCACAGTCTCAAACACAGCAGCATTAGTTTGGGATGGTGTGAAAAATGCATTTAACACTGGCATTTCATTTATCAAAGGTATTATTCAAAGCATAGATCAAACCTTTGCAGATAATCCAATTCTAAACGTCTTAATGCCATTTATTGGCATACCACGTATGATCATTGCAAACTGGTCAAGTATCAGCGCATTTTTTACGACCCTTTGGAATATGGTTGCAACAATATTTAATACCTATTTAGCAACAGTGACCAATTTTATTATGGCTGGATTTGATACAGCTAAAAATTATTTAATTGGTGTATGGACTGAAATTACTGCATTTTTTAGCAATATCTGGACTGAAATATCTACAGTATTCAATGCATCGGTGACATGGGTATCCAATATCATTTCAACTGGATTTAATGCAGTTTCAGGATATGTATCCAGTATTTGGAATACCATCAAATCCGTCATTTCAGTTGCTTGGCAGGCGATCTGCACAATATTTACAGCAATTTCTCCGCTTCCATATATCACCAGCGCATTCAACTCTGTATTTGATTGGCTTGGCGGTTTGTATAACCGCATGATGTCACTCGGTTCAAATATCATTCAAGGTTTGATCGATGGAATTAAATCAGGGTTTGAAAAACTCAAATCTTTATGGGCAACCATCAATGGTTGGATGCCTGACTTTATGCGTAAAACCATGGATATCCATAGCCCTTCTCGTGTCATGGCTGGGCTTGGTGGACATATCATGTCGGGTTTACATGGTGGTATAGAAAGAGCCTTTCCAAATCTCAAAGCCAAGTTTGCAGATGTGGTGAGTATTTTCAAACCTGATTCTGAGTTACTGCAAAAAATTAATGTAGCTCCAGCACTAGGAAAAATAAAATCAGCACCTTTATCTTCTGGTTCAGTGAGTTCTGGTAACTATACCATTGAAGGTGACACGGTCACGATTCATTATCATGCAGCACCCGGACAAAACATCCAACAGATCCAAAGCATGCTCGAAAACATGCTCAACAAGCGTGAACGCGAAAAAATGGCACGAGTGCGTAGCAGTTTCCAAGACCAGGAATAATAAAAATGATGATGATTTATGGCATGTTCGTATTTTCTATACCAACCGCAACTTACCAAAGCCTACAGCGTAGCAATACTTGGAATCATGTCAGCAATAATCGTGTTGGTGACATGCCTGCATATCAGTATGCAGGCAAAGGTGAAGACAGCATTACACTTGAAGGTTCGATCGTACCCGAGTTTGGTGCACCGATGTCATTGACGGCAATGCGCTTGATGGCAGACACCGGCAAATCATTTCCGCTTATTTCAGGTACGGGCAAGATTTATGGCTTATGGGTCATTGAAAGCTTAAATGAAACACAAACTTATTTCTTTAAAGATGGTAAACCACGACTGGTGGAGTTCAGCCTAACATTAAAGAAAACCCAAACTGCAGGTGTACTCGTTGGAAATGTATTGGGATCAATTGTGGGGAGCATTCTGTAAATGGCCCTTTTTGATATGGCAACTACTGGCATTAACTTTATCAGCAATAAACTCGATGCCAGTTATCCTCATGCTTTTTATAAAATTGTGGTCAATGGAGTAGACATCGGCGGTCTGGTTCAAACACGTTTAATGCGCCTAACGATTACAGACAATCGCGGTATCGAAGCAGACACAGTAGAGATAGAACTTTCCGATCATGATGGATCATTAGGTATTCCGCCAAAAGGTGCGGATATGGAAATATGGATAGGCTGGAGTAATGAAGGCTTAGTTTATAAAGGTAAGTACACCATCAAAGAGCGAGAGCACTCAGGTGTACCAGACGTACTCACCATTCGGGGTGCATCGGCAGACCTCAAAGCCACGTTTAAAAAGAAAAAAGAACGCAGTTTTGACAACAAAACCATCGCAGATATTATCAATACCATTGCCAGTGAGCAAAACCTCAAAGCAATCATTCATGACAGCTTGGGGCAGATCACACTGGCACATATTGACCAAAACGAATCAGACGCCAACCTCATCACACGTATAGCAGACGAGCATGATGCGATTGCGACTGTTAAAAACGGCTATTTATTATTTATGCCAAAAGGTGAGAGTAAAACCATTTCAGGATTAGATCTGCCAACATTCTTTATCACACGTAATATGGGCGACTCACATCGTTGGTCAGACACGGACGGTGCAGATGAAGTCAGTGGTGTCACGGTTTTTTATTATGACAATGACAAAGCCGAACGCCAAAAAGTTACAGTCGGTATGTCAGACGAAAACACCCGTGAACTTCGAAATATTCAACGAGATGAAAAATCTGCTAAACGTGTGGCGCAGTCAGAGTTCAATCGGATTAAATCTAAGTCGGCAACATTCAGTTATAAACTTGCCTACGGTAAACCTGACCTGATTCCTGAAATACAGGTACAGTTTATAGGCTTAAAGTCAGAAATAGACGATATTATTTGGCTCGGTTCTCGTGTTGTACATACATTATCTGCAGACAGTGGTTTTGTGACGGACGTTGAACTTGAAGTCTATTTACCTGATTCAGATGATTTATCTGAACTTGTGGACGACGACTCAGGCAATTACACAGGGATTTTGGCGTATTATAAAGACGGAAAAAGCACAGGAAAGGTCACTCAGGGCGATCAAACCACACCGAAGCGTTTAACCTATTTGTATAAAAACAAACAAACGGCTACAACTGCAGCAGTGCGAGAATATAAAGCTATGCAAGCTGAAAAGAATACGACAAGCTGACAGTTTCAATAGTACCAATACTGACCATTGAAAAAAACGCTGCGAGCTTCAGCATTATGGCGAAGCTCAATACCATCCCAACCAAATACTTTGACAACCTTATCTTTATTATCTTTTAAGCAGGGTAAATCATTCATTCTTGAATCACCCTGCCTTATCCGTACCCAACCATTTTTAAATTTTTCTTCAGTCATAAAAAATCCCTCAAATTGAGGGATTAGTTTAAATCAGATTTATATCAAAAATTGGTAATAATTAACTCATTACCATTATGTTCTTCATGTGCTGCTTTATTATTTACAGACCAACGGATCTTCTTATGTTGGATTTTATAATCTTGAAACAGTTCCCGAACTTCAGAGGTATCGTTCAAACTGAGAATAAATTTACCTTGTATTTTGTCCAGGTAATCTTTCAAATCATAAAAGTCCTGTTTTGACCAAATTCCTTTGCCATAGACATTTTCACAGTCCCAATACGGTGGATCTAAGTAGAATAATGTATCAGGACCATCAACACGTTTAAGCACATAGTCATAACTTGCATTTTCAATCACCACATTTTGCAACCGGGTGTGAATCGACTGCAGATGTGCTCGCAGATCCTCACCGAGTTTCAAACGGCTTTTACGGTCACGGCTATAACTAAACGAACCGTCCAACTGACATCCAAAAGCTGAACGTAATAAATAATAGAACTTGGCAGCACGTTGGATATCAGTCAAGCCACGATCATTTTTACGCATTTCATTAAAAACAGTTCGTGAAAATAAAGTATTTTCAAACTCAGTTAAAAACGCATCAAAGTGATATTTCAGCACACGATATAAGTTAATCAAATCATCATTGATGTCATTGATCACTTCAACAGGTGATTCAGTCTTTTTAAACAGTACCCACCCTGCACCACCAAACACTTCAACATACGTTTTATGTTCGGGCATGATGTCGATTATCGTACGTGCCAGTTGAGATTTTCCGCCTAGCCAGCCTGAGAAGCTTCGACCTTTAGGATTGTATTGCGGTATTACAGAAGTGTTGCTCATCGATCTTACCTGTTTCGATGTGACGCTCATTGTGGCGTTCAGGTAAGGCACTCGGGGTGCTCTGGAAGTTATTTAACGTTTTACAACGTGGACATTTGATCTCGATACGATCAAATGTTCCTATTTTAGCGAGTAGCTTAAAACAGCACTTACATTTCACATTTTGCATGAAATTTTTCTACACAAGAAAAACCAAACAAATAGTATAAAAATTAGAGATAAAGAACAAATATTTCACCGAATAAATTACAATGGTATTTAAAAATGTTCTTTAGGTGGGAAATGGCAGAAATACGCGAATACTCCAATTTTGTAATGTGTTGTCCTCATTGTGAGAAAAATTCATTGCGCGTTAGATCGAGCAAACAACCACATCCATTGCTCAAGATTATTTATTTTCAGTGTAAAGACATAAATTGTGGCTTTACTTGCCAAGCCAACCTTGAAATCAAGCATCAAATTTCCCCACCAGCTTTAGCAAATCCCAACATCAATATTCCTTCTGTAAAAGTGATTAAACCAAAAAGGCAAAGTCATGGCTGAGTTTTTACTTTTTTCTTTCGAGCTAGGAACGCTCATCAACGGTTATTTATTTTTTAAATTTATTTATGGCCTATAGGATTTAAAAATGATTTTTGACTTTTCAATTAATTGGTTTGCATTTTTCGAATGGCTTATTCGAGGTTTTATATTTGGTGTTGGTTTCATGCTTGCTTTGATTATTTTTATTAAAGTAACTAAGGCAGATAAGAAATGATCAATGTCACCCCAGATCATCCGATCGCACATGAAGCCTATGAACAGGTAAAGAATTTACGCTGTGATTACGTCAACATCATTGCCCATACTTTTAAAAAGTCCGAAACCGAGCAGGGCTTTTTTATTGCAGGCATTTATCCGAACAAAGGCGAGGGCGGTTTTAACCGCTTGGACTGGTTAGCTGAGTTTGAACAACTCAATGGGATATCAGATGCATAGATTAAAAAGTATGGCTTTATATATGAATGATCAGTACATCGGCACACCGATCAGCGTGGATATATCAATCGATCTCGCATCAGAGCCTGACTATTCTGTAAGAACTTTAGTACACAAGCATGGTGGAACATTGAGCTTTATTCCACTGTCTAAAACACTGAGTACACTGGACCATTTAAAAAAATATTTAACGCAACAAGCACAGAAACAAAACCGCCAGTTATTACCTGGTACTTATATTTCAACTTTATCACCATAAATCCCTCTCATTTAAGGAGATGTTACATGGCTCAATGCAAATTATGTGGTACACGTTATTGGTTTTTTTCAAACCATATTTGTAAGCCACGACAAGTGACAAAGAAAAATTACACATATCCGAATACACCCCTTCAAAATATCAATACAAAGCAGACTATTCGACGTGATTCCAATTCAAGTGCTGCAAATGACCTTCAACAGCAACAAATGTATGCTCAACAACTACTACAACAACAAGCATTTTTAACATCATCTAGTGATGATACGTGTAGATCCACATACAACGAAGAATCAGCTACTCATCATCCAGTTCAAGTTGGGATTGAATGCTATGAAAGATATTAATTATCTAAATCCTATTTACCGACACTTTTCTAAAAATCGCTTGATCATGGGCGGACGTTTTCACTTAAAAAAATATTTGATCATACGATTATTAGAGCAACAACTCCCTGAGTTGAAATTTAATATCGAACTCGATTTTCCATTCAATCCAAAGCACATTCCAAAAGTCCCACAACGTCGAGTTCGCAAAGCCTGCTACCAATCTTTTGCACTGTATAAAAAATCATTCAAACCTAAATGCTCACCACGGTTTAGATTCATAAAAGACGAATGGGCATGGGGAAAACACGATGATCATATCGATGCAATTTCACATTTATTTTGTGATGATAATTTTCATAAACAATATCTAGCTTCAGGGGCACAGGATCCAGAACAGCAAGTCTTTAAAGGATGGGATGGTATAAAAGGAATCATTCACCGTGAAGCATAACCCCGAACAGCTTTTTGAATTATTTTATAAAAATATTCGCCCAGATATGCAGCCCCTGTTTATTTATAAACATGATTCTAAGAGCTTACATCATTTTTGGCATGAACGGTTTAGGAATGCTTTTTATGGTATTGAAGAACCATATAGTCTAAGAAGCTGGGCAGAAGCACCGCAAATGTGGTTGGCAGGATATTATGAAAATCAACTTAAGTAGATTTTCATAATTTAAGGATCAATAAGTCTCTCAAGTGATTTAAAACTACCTAAAACATAAAATGAGTATGCACAAATTAAAATTATAACCAGAAAAAATAACATGAGATTATTTTGATTAAAATCTTTTAATGGAATCCAATAATAACCTGCTGCCATAACCAGAATAATGATTGCAACGATGGCATAAATAATAAAAAAACTAAATGCTAACCAGTTTGCCTGTTTTATTGTTAAGCGTGATTTTATTTTTTTATTAACATAATCAAATTTGATTAAAATCCATCTTTTCTGTAATTCTTTAGCCACACCCTCAACATCACGCTCATTTCGATCAAACAACATAAATAGTAATTCATAGTTAAATCTAGTTGTGCCAAAGGCAGCATTAGTAGCTTTTTGAAGCTCAAACTTTGACTTAGGTGTTGTCTGATTGATTTTATAAGTTTCGTTATAATATTTTAAGACTGCTGTTGCATCATCACTGTGTTTTTTCCTATTAAGTTCTAAACGGTACTGCGGAAGGAAAACATATTTTAGGAGGCTTAGAAAAACTGCAGATACAGCACTTACACCTAGTATTGAAATAATAGTAGAGATAATTGGATTCACGATTTTCCTTATTTCTTCGCCTTAGGACATTTTTTCCCATTTCCACCAGGTAAACAGTCGCAAGCAAAGCCATCACCATCCCGATCTAATCTTTTATAACCGGGTTTCTTTGCCTTAAAATAAGCTTGTGCTTCTTGGTGGGTTTTAAAATCTTTACAGTATTTTGCAAAGACAATTGAAGGAACAGACATAGCTACAACAAAGCATAAAACTAAGTTTTTCATAATTATTTCACCAACCTGTTTAACTCTTTTTCATATTCTTTAGCTTGGGTCGGTGTAAAGTCTTTATCTAAACGCAATAAAAACAGACCTTTTTTATACATATATTGGTTATAAATTGGCTGAGTTAAGGTAATGTTTTTTATGTAGTTATATCGTCTATTTAAGTCAGCTTGATTACGGAACTTCTCAATTGTGCCACCCTTAAATTCTGTAGGTTCGATATTAGGATCATAATATCCATCCTTCTCAAATTTAGGATCAATTTTTGGATCTGGCCAAGATGCTTTTTCTATATATTGATTTGGACGTCCAAGCTGTTTATTTGGGTCATTTTTTGCATCAAAGGGAAATACAAAATCTAGCCCTTTAATCTTCATACCAAAAACAACATCTTCTACACTTTGAGAAAAGCTCATTTGGCTTGAAAACAAGCAACTGAAAACAATACATAAAAGTATTTTATTTTTAAAATTATACATAAAGTCATACGTTTAAAAAAAATAGTACCTCACTATATTGACATAACAGCACACTATAGAGCAACATGTATTTACTCAGCAAAATCTGAGTACAAGCCTAGGAAACTTGTTTATTTCAAAAGAGAGCATAAAACATCCGCTCATAGCGGCTTTTTTTGCTTAAAAAGTCTGATCGGCTATACTTGTTATGGTAGATCGGGCAGGGCAGCTTCGCGCTGGCCGTTAACTCTTTTGGACGGTTTTCCTAGCCTTGTTCGGTCTGCCACCCTAACCATAGGAAAGTTAGGTGGTAGGTTTAAAACCTGCAAAAGAGTAATAACTATGAAAAGACAAATTCAAGTCCGTAAAACTGCGCCAATCATTCAAGTTCAAGAACATACGCCTATATACGATCTCGAAGCGTACGAAAAACGCCTCAAACAACGCAAAATTCAACAATTTTTAAAAAGCCTACTTGCCAATAGCTTTATTCTCAGTACATTTGTGCTTACATTCTCATTATTATTTATTGGGGAATAAGCCATGCCAGAACAAATAAATGAATCCATTATCCCCTACGTCCCCATTGCAGATCGGGTCGAAGCATCTAACGACAAAAGCCAGTTACTCTGTCAGCAGTTTTTTAACATGATTGACCATTGTGTCCGTTCACAAATCATGTTCAACCATGACACAGCACACGGTTGTCTATCCATAGCACCTGACCAAATCAACGATTTACTTGCTGAATTGTCAAAAACTGATCATTTAAATAAAGTTATAGATATTCACGCTCTAAAAGATTCGCTAAGTGATTTAATTTATCCTAAATTCAATGGTATACACACCATAACAAGCCCTATTTGGAATCAATCGGAAGTCACCGTTTGGCAATTTCAATTAAACCAAATTGCCAATGGGGTAGATATGCAACATATAGAGAATGATGCCGAATTAAATTTAGACATGGCTTTAAGTTCAATTCGTATCTGGAGAAATTCACTGGAAATAGGCAGTGAGAACAAAGATGTTATCTATAAACAAAATGACTTGGTTTACAAACTCATGGATATAGAGGAAAGATTAAAGATCGTCCAGCATTCACTGGAAGAATAAAATGCAAAAGCCCACTGTAAAAAGTGGGCTTTTTTATGGCTGCATAACATTATTTTTCTAACTCTTTTGCCACGACTTTAGTAAAACCCAACAGCGCAGTTTGAGCTTCAGGACTAAGTTGTCTATAGGCTTTTAATAATAAACTTTCTTCACTGGTTAAACCTGCATAGTCGGGATCTATACCCAGAATCACATAACGAATATCAATCCCTTTTTCGTGCAATTTAGCCAAATAAACCCATTGGTCTGGTACTTTTCCACGAATGTAGTTGCCCAACGTATTTTCATGCGCGCCTATTTCTCGACTTGTTGTTTTCGCAGCAAATTTATTTTTTGACATTTCATTTTTAAAACGTTCTGCGATGACGGCTGACTGCTCGTCAAAATTATCGGACATAAATTTCACCTAAAAATATTGAACGGTTAAATATTTGTGCTATAGTGTGCCTTAGCATACCACTATAACCGCTAGGATAATGTATGAGCACAAATAATTCACCTGTTAATCCGACACGTTCTGAAAAGCTAGACGGTGGCAGAGTACGTTGTGTTGTTTATCTTTCCAAAGAAGAAGCTGCACAAATTGAAGCTGAAAGAAAGAAAACGGGTGTCAGTCAGTCAGGCATTATTGCCCGTTATTACGCATTGGGCAAAAACAACATACAACAAGAGGTCTAACCCATGGCTTTAAAACAAAAACGTGACAATCGTTTCAATGTCAATCTAACTGATGACGAATCACAATTATTCGTTGCCGTTTCAAAGCTGACTGGACTTCCACCAGGTGTGATTTTGCGTCAGCTTGTCATGAAACAAGCATTAGCAACACTCATTGCAGAAGACATAGACAATTTTAATCTAGATGAATACTTAACCAAAGGCGCACAAGGTCACCTTTCTCGGAGCTGAAAAAATGCCAAAACAGCAAATTGCATTAAGCGATAAAGAGAAAGAAATCGTACAGGAAGTTCAAACCGAACTCGGTTTTAAAAGTATCGAAGAAACCCTTGAGTACCTTGCCAAGCAACGGATACAGGAACTACTTGCAAAACTTGCAGGACAAGAAATTAAAAGCCACCGTCACAATTTTTAAGGCAGTTTATTGAAAATGATGTTCCCAGAAACACAAATCTTAATTGAAGAAAGATTATCAAGTGTCTATGGCTTTAAACGTAAGCCGAGTGCAAAGGGTTTTACTTTACGTGGCAGATGCCCAGACTGTGGTCATAAAGAAGCTTCAGCATGGGCACATGCTGAAGAACCGTGGGTCGTTTTCTGCCCACGTAAAAACGAATGTGGACATGAAAACCATGTTCGTGACTTATTCCCAGACCTATTTGAAAAATGGGAAAAACGCTTTGAACCTACTCCAGAAGATCCATTACGCACCGTAAATGCTTATTTACAAGAAAGTCGTGGATTTCCACTGGAAGCATTGAAGGGATTGTATTCACAGGAAAACCGTGTCAAATATAATCCTAAAATGTCGACCATTACTTTACGCTTTCCCATAACAGATGAAGAAGGCAATGAAGGATGGTGGGAACGTGTTTTAGACGAACAAGGCGTATTTCATAAAACATATTTTAAAGAAAAATGGTCATCAAGTGGTCATGCTTGGACAACACCAAACACGAACTATATCGATTCAAAAGAAATATTTATAACAGAAGGCATTTTTGACACCATCGCACTATGGTTATCAGATATCACTTCATTTTCACAACTTTCTGCTGGAAATTATCCATCTATATTTTTAAACCATATTGCCGAGAAGTGTGCAGAGCAGGAAAAACCGTTACCCAAACTGGTTTGGGCTTTAGATAACGATCCTGCAGGGCATGCAGGCATATTAAAAAACATCGAAAAAGCAACAGCAGATGGTTTTGAATGTACAGCTGCATTACCACCGTTTGGTCGCAAAAAGCAGGACTGGAACGATCTCTACAAACAAGATCGACTCAAATTTTCAGACATTGAAAACTATAAATACTATGGTGCACTGATCACAGCCGAAAATGCTGTGGATAAAGGCATACTTATCTACAAGCACAAAGGAATGAAGTCATTCCCATTCGATTTCAATAATCAAGTCTATTGGTTCAAGCTAGATATGGACAAATATGACGACTATATGAAAGGTTTAAACGGCACAGATGATAATGATGACTGGGCACAAGAAGAAAAAGATTTAGCGATCGCTGAACGTCGTGATTCAGCATTGGAACATGCATCATCAGTTGAAATAATGATGGAGTGTCGTCCACATGGTTTGTATTACCAGTACCAAAAAGAAATTGATGAAGCTGAATATTATTTCAAAGTTGATTTCCCTCGAGGCGGTCAAAGCATCAAAAACACTTTCACTTCGTCACAAATCACATCTGCAGGACCTTTTGGCGATCGCTTAACTCATATTGCACCCGGTGTATTTTATGAGGGTAACAGTAAACAACTCATTGCATTTCTAAAAAGAGAATTACGTGATATTCGTCGTGTCGAGCTGATTAATTATGTGGGCTATCACAAAGAACACAAAACCTATGTTTTAGGTGATGTTGCAGTCCAAAACGGTAGACGGTTTGACATTAATAAAGAAGATTTTTTCGAACTGCCACGTAAAACCAATTTAAAAGCCCGTGCCCCATTTCAACTAGATATCAATTCAAATTTAGGCGATTACACTCATTCTTGGGTCACAGATCTACTCGATTCATACGACGTTCGTGGCATGGTGGCTCTGACTGCATTTTTCGGTAGTTTATTTGCACAGCAGATCCGAAGCATGGATAAATCATTTCCATTTGTAGAATTGGTCGGTGAACCAGGAACAGGGAAGTCCACACTCTTAGTTTTCCTTTGGAAGCTTTTGGGGCGTTCAGGCTATGAAGGAACAGATCCAGTGAAGTCTTCAATGGCAGGCTTACTTCGTTCATTTCGCCAAGTATCAAACCTGCCAATGGTGTTACTTGAGTCAGATCGTGAAGGTGATAAAGGTGTAGTTAAACAGTTCGACTGGAATGCTCTTAAAACTTTGTATGACAACGGTTCATTGGGTGCAAAGGGTGTAAAAAATGGAGGCAATGAAACATATGAGCCACCATTTATGGGCACATTGGTTATCAGCCAAAACGCAGAAATTGTATCGACCGAAGCGGTTATGGGACGTATTGTTCAGTACAAATTCACCAAAGAACAAATGTCTAAAAAAGGTCTCTATGCCTCACGAAGATTAGAAAAGTATGAACAGTCAGAAATCAGCCAATTCATCCTACTATGTGTCGAAAAAGAACAAGCAATATTAGAAAGTTATCGTTTGGGAATGCAGAAATATGATGAATTTTTACATCTTGAAAAATTCGGCATAAAAAGTTCCCGTGTTATTCATAACCACGCTCAGATCATGTCTTTGTTTGATGCGTTATGTATGCATGTGCTTATTGAAAAAGATACCCAAGGCACAGTCAAAAGCCTGATTTCAATTGATATGCAAAAAAAGGTACATGGCGAATTATTAGAAATGGCGATGAACCGCGACAAGGTACTTAAGTCAGATCCAATTATCGTGCAAAACTTCTGGGCTACGGTCGAAGAAATGGAAGATGCAATCAAGCTTCCAGAACATAAAGAATCCAATGTCAATCATCATGCCAAATCACAGCAGTTTGTAGCGATTAATTTTGCTCAGCTTTATCAACTTGCAGCCAATTATCGTTATTCATTACCAGATCTTAACGAACTGCAACACGCACTTCGTCACAGTATTCATTATCGTTTTATCGAAGCCAACAAAATGGTGGCAAGTAAAATCGATGGTAAATCAAAACGTTGTTGGGTCTTTGAAAAACCAACATCACAACAGGATTAATCCCACAACTGAGTATACAAATATGAAAGAGAAAGAACTTGACTATGTCAGTCAAAAAATTCTTGAGGTATTACGTGAAAAATTCCCAAACGATAAAGGATATGTTCAAGACAAAATTAATCGTTTGGCTCTCATGGAAAATAAATTTGAAGCTTTCTCATGGGCATTAAATCAACTCGATTCAGATAACTTGTTTTCATTATTTGAAAAGCTTGGCTTGGATCGTAAAGGTCATAGTTTCTATAACCACTTATTTAAATGTCTTTAATTTTTTTACCACATATACAGAAGCTGTCATTTCTGTACAACGGGACTAATCCCATTTTTTAAGGAAAAAACTATGATTAATGCGATTTATCAATTACATATTTCTACACCATCATGTATGAAAGCCACTTTGCCAGTATCTGATGAAGTTGCCAATTATTTAGCTACACGTTTGCTCAATCACGGCTCAATTGAACGTAAAGAGCTATTAAAACAAATTGGTTATCCAAAAGGTGTTGGTAGCCAAAATGGTTCATTTTTGGACAGTGTTTACAACTTTGCAAATGCAATTTTAGCTGAATCCAATTCACCAACATTTACAGTTCAGATTGAAGCAATTCCTGCACATCAGAAAGTTTTTTACTCAGCAGATGATCTACCAATTGCCAATAAACCTTTAATTGTTGTGTTTAAAGATAAAGACATCATCAGTGCAGAATATTGCAATAAACACGATGCTTGGCATACCCAACACGGAAATATCAATGTTCGCAAAATTCATCAGTGGGCGTATGTAGAGGATTTTTACAATCAGTTAAACCTTCCTGAATTTCCAGAACGTTCGAAACGTCCAGATCCATCGGAACTGCTCAAAGGTTTAAAAGGATTATTCGAGGCATTATCCGATGCAGCGGTTGAGGTACATGTTCACAAAGTAAATTCAAAAGGCAACAGCTTGAAAGATATGTTTGACGAAGTATTTGGTGAGAAATCAGATATTTTCAAATCAAATTCTAAACATTAATTGAAAGCGCACATACGAAAGCTGTCACTTCCGTATGTGCTACATCACCCAGTCGGAGGACTAAACAATGCAACATGATTCTAACGTACAAACTGCAGAAGCAGAAATTTCAAAATACCACTGTAAATGCGGTGGCTTAATTCTTCCAGACTTCGAGTCTTACAAAGTTGATGATGAAGTCAACTTTATGCAACAGCAAGTTAAGCAATTAGGTGGTGGATTAGTAAGTGTAAATCAAAAAGCTTACACAGGTATTATCACCAAAATAGCAGGTGATGATATTCAGGTGAAATCAGGTAATAAGCTATATGACCTTTACCGCTTTGGAATTACGCCTATCGATGCACCAGGACCAATTGAATATTCACGAATTGGGAAATGCCGTTGTGAATTGGATAAACAATCTATGGTTGAGGGCTAAATCATGACTGAACAAACCAATCTATCAAAAGTCATGGCTATTCATGCAGAAATGCTCGAATCCAATTCGTATTGTTACTTTGAACTGGCATATACCCGTTACACAGAATGGATGGTGTGGATCTGTAGCAACCAACGTGAACAAGATCCAAATCGAAAAGTTTTATTACGTGGGCAAGGTTCAACACCTGAAGAAGCATGCGCAGATGCATTGGAGAATTATGAACAGGAACATACCGCATGAGCTTTAACTTTAAAAATGCAATGTTCATCAATGCGATTGTTTCAATTATCGCATCTACATTTATTTATTTTGTTGGAGAAAATCAATGATTCGTCAGCAATTACTTCACCCAACTCAATTGTCTGGACTAAATGGTTTTCGTAGTAAACCCACCAAAACAATGAATAAAGCCTACCAAGCACAACGCCAAAAACAACAAGCTGCTGGACCATATACCTTGAGCATGTCTTTTTGTGTAGATGAAGTGAACACGGTGATTGATAAATACCGTGCAGAAACGGGATTGCAAGATGCAGAACAAACACCAGAGCATGTTGCTTACTCGGTTTATCGCGGTGACCTCATCATTTGCCTGAAAAATATTCTCATCCCTTTGGATCAAGAATGGCATCTCGGTGTAGACAGCCATTACTACAATGCTGAAAAGGACGATGTGATGACTGTACCGGTGCAATTTCAAATGCCGAAAATGTCATTTAATGAGTTTAAATTCGGCAGTACTTTGGCGGTCGATCGTGGCCATGGACTAAAAACCCGTTGGAAAGGTATCAATGATGAATTGAATGCCATTTTACTGACAGATGTTCCACTCGGTTACGATCGTGTCAGATCTGATGCCAAGCTGACATGCGTCACAGGCTTTACCAACTATGAATGTTTAAAAGAATTTAACTTTGTAAAAAAAGTCATTCGAAATAGCGGATTAGAAGGCATCAAAAAGGTCAATGATGCAATCCAAACTTATAAAAATATCGAGCAGGTGGCGTAAATGGATTTCGAAAAAATTATTAAGGCTCGTAATGCCATTACAGACAAACACGGTTCTGTAAAACCACAACAAACAATTGCTAATTTTATGGATTGCCCTATTTGTGAAGCAGGAACTTTAAATTACAGAATTAGTTGTTATAACGGGCACATTGCAGCGCAATGTACTTCACCTAACTGTGTTCAATGGATGGAATAAATCATGACTGATCGTTTAGTAAAATGTTGCCGTTGCAGAAACAAACATCTTGAAAGTGAGCGTGATAAAAAACCAACAAATAAATATGGGTGTTGGGGTGAAGATAGTGTCTTCCCTCGTTGTGCTTGCACTACTTATTATTTGGTTGAAGATATTAAATCAAAGGAGCAAAGCCAATGACAGCCCTGATTTTCGACACTGAAACCCATAAATTACATGGCGATATTATCGAAGCAGCTGCTATGGAAGCATATTTTTGGGAGTTATCTGGCAGAAAGGAATTTTTACCGACCATGTTTGAGTACCAAAAACGCTTCAAACCTAGCGAACCTATCGGTTTAGGTGCAATGGCAGTCCACCATATTGTCGATGAAGATTTGGTTAAATGCCCATTATTCACCAAGTTCCAAATGCCTAAAGATGATGTCAAATACTTGATTGGTCACAATATTGACTATGACATTGCAGCCATCAATCGTGCAGGCACAGAAACCAATGGCATCAAAGCAATTTGTACACTGGCAATGGCGCGTTATATGTGGCCAACATTGGAAGCGCATAATTTAACGGCTTTGGCTTATCACATCAGTTCCGATCGCAAAGCGACAAGACGTGGACTGCGCAATTCACATTCAGCATTAACTGACTGTAAAACTACTTTCTCACTGGTAGCACGAATTATTCGTGAAAAGAACATTACCAGTTTAGAAGAGTTGTGGGAATTTTCAGAACAGGCAAGGTACCCAACCCACATATTCTATGGAAAATATAAAGGTTGGGCGATCAAGGACATGGATGATTATGACTTAGGTTGGTTACTGCAGAGAACAGATGAACCATATCTTCGAATTTCACTGCAAAATGAATTTGAAGGACGACATAATATAAGCGAAAACGAAGAGCTACCGTTTATATAATTCCACACCTTTTAATCACCTCAAAAGCACCTCCAATCGGAGGTGCAACCGCATAAAATATCCCCAATACTTTAAAATACTTAAATGTAGGTCTACTTATGTCTGCAGGACTTGAAATACGTGGTAAATCCATGCGAATTTGGATAAAAACCAAATCAACAGAAACACCCATCAAAGAAACCCTCGACTGGGCACATACCCCAGAAAATATCGAACGTGCAAAAAAACTGGCGGATCTCATTAAACTTGAGATCCAACTCGACCAATTCGACTTGGGCAAACACTTTCCAAACTCAAAACATATCAAGAAGAACCAAATCGCATATTATGCAAAATTATGGCAAACAATAGCGGTCAAGGAAGTTGCACCTATTACCTACGATAACTATCTCAGTAAAATTAATATCCATGTCCTACCTCGATGGGGGAAAACTCACCCCAAAGATGTAGATACCGTTTCAGTAAAAAAATGGATCCACAAACTCAAAGAAACCCTAAATCCAAAAACTGAACCGTACCGGGTTTGTCGGAGACTTTTTTATTTAAGTTAAGCCACCTGACCTAACGGGTTAATCTTATCATAGTACATTGCTTCAAACTCAAAAGGCGATACATAACCCAGTGCACTGTGTACACGCTTTTTATTGAACCAATCTACCCAGTTTAGTGTCGCAAGTTGTACATCTGCTAAACCTTGCCAATCTGCTTTTAAATATTCAATCACCTCTGTTTTGTATAAGCCATTCACCGTTTCAGCCAGAGCATTATCGTATGAATCACCCGTTGTACCGACTGATGCTCGTAAATTTGCTGCTTCTAAACGATTGGTATAGCGAATGGAAAGATATTGCACACCTCTGTCGGAATGATGAATCACATTCTTTGGCATGCCTCGATCATGCAATGCTTGCTCTAATGCATCAAGCACCATATCTGTATTCATCCGTGTAGATACTTTCCATCCAACAATTGCTCGTGAGAACACATCAATAACAAATGCGGTATATACCCAGCCTGAATGAGTTTGAATATACGTAAAGTCACCCACCCATAGTTGGTTTGGATGATCAGCATTAAAATTACGTTTCACTAAATCATCTGCCCGTTTTTGGTCATCTCGGTTACGGGTGGTTTGTTTATTCTTACCACGCCAAACACCTTGTATACCTAGCTTTTGCATCAATCTAGCAACTGTACAACGTGCAATAACATAACCCTCACGTTTCAATTTTTGCCAAACTTTACGTACACCATATCGACCTGAACTTTCTTTCCAAATTCGTTTAATTTGTTCAGCATGATACTCATCATGTAGATCTCGTTTCGCTCGATGTTCTGGATTGTCAGTGAGATCTAAAGTTCGGTAATAGGTTGAAGGTGCAATCGGTAAAATTCTACAAATCGCTTCAACACCATATCGATCTTTATTGTTATGGATAAAATCCACCATTATTTGTGTGGGCGGTCGAGCTCCGCCTGGGCGAAAAAAGCGGCTGCTTTACGTAGAATTTCATTGGCACGTTTTAATTCTTTAATTTCACGTTCCATTTGCTTCATTTTTTCTTGGTCAGATATCTGTTGTACTTTGGCAGGATTTAGTTGATCCAGATGCTTTAAATACCAAACACGCAATGTTTCAGGAGTACAACCGATTTTAGGAGCAATAGCTGTGATTGCTGCCCAAGTAGAAGGATAATCTTTTTCAGATTCAATTAGTAATTGAACCGCTCTTTCTCTAATTTCGGGGTATAGTTTGGTTTTGTCATCGGGATAGTCTCTCAGAATATTGACTCTCCGACAAACCCGGTACGGTTCAAAGCCACAGCAGAATGCGTATATTGAACGCTATAATCGGACCATACGTTATAGTTGGCTGAGCAAGCATTTATTTGATACTTTGGATGAAGTACAAGATTATGCAACAAACTGGTTGTGGCATTACAACCATGAAAGACCACATCAAGCTAACAAAGGAAAGCCACCTCTAATGGCTGCTTAACCTCTACTTTTAACTTCGGTTATTTATGGGAGGATTACCATAATTATTCACATAAAAAGCCCATTCGAGGGTGAATGGGCTTTTTTAAATTTTGCAAGATGTTGATTTAAAACAAATATTTTATTTATTTCGCATAACGTGTATTATGTTAATTTTAGTGGAACTTAAATTTATTTTTAAAAATTAAAGGAATCATATGAAATATTGGGCTTTACTTATTCTTTTAATATTTTCAATAAAAGAGTCTATTGCCAATCCATATCCACTTAAACCTAGGGATTATTATGTTGGCGTAAATAAAATTTATCAGGGAAAACCAGCTACTTTAAAAATAACTGATGAGTATATAAAAAATTATCGCACTAGATTACAAGAAGCTCTAAATCAAGATGTAGAATTTGCTGGAGAATATGTTGTTGCTGAATGGGGGTGTGGAAGTAGTTGTGTTATTCACTCATTTATAAATAAACGGACAGGCGTAGTACTAGATCACGTTTTTGGTGGTGAAGGTGGTCCTTTTTTAGAAGAGGTTTACTTAAATAGCCGATTAGTTAAAGCCTTTGGCGAAAATGAGGCTGATGGGAAATTCTATACTTATTATTACCTGTTAGAAGGTAATCAACTTAAGTTAGTAAAAATGAACGAACGAGAACCTATTGATTGGGTGGATATTATAAATTATGCATACAGAAAATAGACTCCACTTAAAACTAACCAATCCATAGTTTCTTTTTTACAGTTAACGGCTTGGGTTAATTAGGATGATGGTTGGTATAAAAACCAGAAAAACCTAGGCAACCTGCCTAGGTCTCTATCGGGGCTATTCAAAGCCTAGATCTGATATCTAGGCTTTAAAAGTTAAAAAATACAAAAAAAGATTAAGGGTATAGCCTAAACTTATAAGCTTTGTATAATGCTAATTCTAGTATTTAACTAAATTGCATATTTCATTTTTTGTTGTATTAAGCATGAGGCTGAAATCATTACTAGAGCCTCCTGAACCTGTACTCATTGAGTGAATAGCATAAGTTGGTTTTTTACCATTTGCTGTTAATAAGTAAGCTTTTTTATAATTTGAACCACTTCCAGTATCATCTCTGCAAATCATTTTACTATTAACACCAACATTTTTTAATGATTTGATTGGATTGAAATCACAATTATCATAACTCGCTCCAAAACATTGATATGAGTCGATGATATCGATATCGGGTAAGTTAGGATGAAATTGTATTTCTGTTACACCAAATTTCGCCATTTTACCTAAATAAATAACTGACCAAGGCAATTCATATTTTCTGTCTTGTAGATAAGTTGTTTGAACCCCTAACACATGTGATCTAAAAACCCCTTTACGTATTGTCTGAATAGAACCATCTTTAAATTGTGTTTCAGTATAAGGTGTATGAAGCCAAATTATAGATGGATTATTAGACTTGTAATCCCACCATATTGCAGATACATCTGAGTTTGGTAAAAATTTTTTATTACAGATCCAATTTCTTGCATTTTTAGTTTTTCTAACCCTTTATGAGTAAGAGGTAGATTTTCTAATGCAAATGAAGAACTTGAAAACCCTAATGCCATCAAAAAAAAGTATTGCTTTCTCATTGTTGTCTAAATATAAATGAATAAGAATAAATACTATATATTTAAACAAGGGGCTTAGGAAGTTAAAGGGCACTGTTGCAAATAGGCTGACATGATAAGCTAAATATCTTATTTATTTCGAGATACAGCAGATGAATCCCTTCCACGGTCGGCACTTTCAAGGTGAAATCATTCTTTGGGCTGTTCGTTGGTATTGTAAATATGGCATCAGCTATCGTGAACTTAAAGAAATGCTCGCTGAACGAGGCATAAATGTGGATCACAGTACAATTTATCGTTGGGTTCAGCGTTATGCTCCAGAAATGGAAAAACGGTTACGCTGGTATTGGCGTAACCCTACAGATTTACATTCATGGCATATGGATGAGACTTATATCAAAGTGAAGGGGCGATGGACTTACCTGTATCGTGCAGTTGATCAACGGGGTCATACGATTGACTTTTACCTTTCCGCTAGACGGAACAGTAAATCAGCCTATAGTTTTCTAGGAAAGATCTTCAATACGGTGAAAAAATGGCAAATTCCACGGGTCATCAATACAGATAAAGCAGCGACCTATGGCCATGCTTTATCACGATTAAAGCGAGAAGGAAAATGTCCAGTAGATATTGAGCACAGGCAGATTAAGTATAAAAATAATGTCATTGAATGTGATCATGGTAAGTTAAAGCGAATCATCAGGGCCACATTAGGATTCAAATCTATGAAGACGGCTTATGCCACAATTAAAGGTATTGAAGTCATGCGTGCACTACGTAAAGGACAAGCATCGTCATTTTATTATGGTCAGCCTCAGGGTGAAGTGTGTCTAATCAACAGGGTTTTCGGTCTCTAAGCACTTTTTAAAGGGAACATCATCGACTCAAATCTCTATTTGCAACAGTGCCCTTTATTATTATGGATAAAATCCACCATTATTTGTGTGGGCGGTCGAGCTCCGCCTGGGCGAAAAAAGCGGCTGCTTTGCGTAGAATTTCATTGGCTCGTTGCAGTTCTTTATTTTCGCGTTCAAGTTGTTTAATGCGTTCTTGGTCTGAAAGCTGCTGTACTTTGACTGGATTCTGTTGATTCAAATGCTTCTGATGCCAGGAACGTAGTGTTTCAGGAGTACAGCCAATCTTAGGAGCAATTGCTGTGATTGCAGCCCAAGTAGAAGGATAATCTTTTTCGGATTCAATCAATAATTGAACCGCTCTTTCTCTGATTTCAGGGGTATATTTTGGTTTTGTCATCGGGACATTCTCTCAAGAAAGTTGGTCTCCGACAAACCCGGTACGGTTCAAACAATCCGAGAAGTGGTCACACGCCTGGCCACTATCCATGCCATCTGGCGACATGAGCATCAGATTTCATATAACCCATTTGAATCCATAAATATTCAACAGCTCGATGGTCCTGAACCTGATCCATTTACAAAAACAGAAATAGCATTGATCTTAAATACTCCTACAGATCTAGATATCGAAAATTTACTTCCATGTATTATGTGGACAGGTCTCTCTATTTCAGAACAGCTTCCGATCGCATGGGAGGACATAGACCTAGATAAAGGTCTTATCTATATCAATCGCTCGTTCGTCAAAAATATTTACCGAGTTACCAAAAATCGTCGCAGAAAACGAGAATTGAAATTGCTAAAACCTGCAATAGATGCATTGCGTAAACAATATAAAATTACAGGTCGCTACAACCCTAAAATCATCAACGTATTGCAACGTGATAACCAAACTTATAAAAAAGAACAAGTCCGTTTTGTATGGATCAACCAGGAACAAAACACCCACTTCAAATACCACGAACTCTGCTACAGATGGAACAAACATCTACGCAAAACCAATGTCAGAAAAAGAGGAGTCAACCAAGGACGCCACACCTTCGCCAGCCAACTTTTATCCAGTGGCCAAGTTCCTCCAGAATGGATTGCAGATCAGCTTGGGCATACAGATACATCCATGATTTACAAACATTATGGCAAACTCATTGCAGATGACATGCCCGACTACCTTACTAAAATTAATAACTACATTAACCAGTAA